TCCCCGATTATCTACTCCAAACAGGCACAGATTGCTCTACGCAAGGCTGCTGTTACTAACGCAATCACCAACAACTCATATTTCGGTGATATTGCAAACCAAGGCGATACTGTTCGCATTCAGAAAGAGCCAGACGTAACAGTCAACGCTCTGCAGCGTCACACAGGTATCTCAGTAGAGAAGCTTGATGACTCTGACTTCTCGCTCACCATTGACAAAGCTAACTACTTTGCTTTCAAAATGGATGACATTGAAGAGCAGTTCTCAAATGTAGACTTCACATCTTTGGCTGCTGATCGTGCAGCATATAAGATGGCTGATGCAATGGACGCAGACGTATTGTCGTACCTCTCAGGTCACACTACTGCTGGTGCATTTATTGCTACATCTAGTGGCGATGCACAGCACGGCACAGCATTAAACGATGCTTCAGTAGAAGGTGAATATCTTGCAGCTAATCACTTGGACGCAACTGACTTCTCAAGCTTGACCATCTCAGGTTCTGCTACAGCAGGAGACTCAGTTCCATTAGCACCACGTTTACCAGGTGCAACTGCATTGTCAGCAACTACAGTATCTCCTTTAACAGTCATAGCTCGTATGGCTCGTAAGATGGATACAGCAAGTGTTGACTCACGTGGGCGTTGGATCTGTGTTGACCCAGTGTTCGTAGAGATGCTCAAAGACGAAGACAGTCGCGTATTAAATGCTGACTTCGGTGGTTCAGGTCTTATGAATGGCTTGGTTCTAAACAACTTGCACGGCTTCCGTGTTTATGTGTCTACGAACCTTCCAGCAAAAGGCACTGGCGCTGGTACTTCTGGTACAACTGCACAAGACGCTAACTATGGCGTTATTGTAGCTGGTCAGGAGGATGCTGTTGCTTCTGCAGAGCAGATCAACAAAGTCGAGAACTATCGTGATCCCGACTCATTCGCAGACATTGTACGTGGTATGCACCTTTACGGACGCAAGATTCTCCGTCCAGAGGCATTGCTAACAGTACGTTACAACGCTGCTTAATACTACTTAGTTTGTTGGGCTGGTCTTGTCAAGAGGCTGGCCCTTCAACACACTTATCATTAGGATAGCTCTATGGCTAATTATGTAACTCTAGTTAATCAGGCACTACGCCGTGTCAATGAAGTTGAACTTGATATTGGTGGTGATGGCTTTGGTGACGCACGTAACTTACAGGCGTTAGCTAAGGATGCTATTAACTCTGCTATACGTGAGATCCTGCAGAACAGCCAAGAGTGGCCTTTTACACTTACAACATATACGCAAACCCTTACCGCTGGTACAGGTGTGTATGACTTTGCCCCAGATGCTTCTAAAATTGACTGGGACACTATCTACCTCAAGCGTCTATCTTCTAAGGGTAATACACCTGCTAGACTACCTGTAATTACTTATGAGGATTATATTCGTAAGTATCGATCAGGTGAAGATGTTAGCGGTGCAGATGGGCATAGTATACCTAACATTGCTTATCAGACACAGGACATGAAGTTTGGTATTACACCTCTACCAGATGATGCATACGAATTAGAGTACCGCTACTGGTCATATCCTTCTGATCTAGTTTTTTATAATGATTTATGTATAATACCTGATCGCTTTAACACAGTGATAGTTGATGGTGCTACAATGTATCTTATGCGCTTTCGTGCTAACGAACAGAGTGCTTCATTACACCAGCAGAAGTTTGAGGATGGTATGGATAACATGCGCCGTTTACTTCTTGACTTACCTTTATATGTTAGATCCTCTGTAATAGCTGGCAGATACTTCAACAAGCAGACTGGCACTAACTAATGGCTGATAACCTACGTACCTTTGCTACACCTTGTATGGGTGGCTTGGTAGTTAACCAAGACCCTTTAACACAGGGTGGTCAGATGGCAGGTTCAGCACTGCGTCTTATCAACTATGAGCCTGCCTTGAATGGTGGGTATAGACGTATATCAGGCTATAAAAACTCTTATGGTGAGCTTACAGGATCAGCTAATAGCCCTGTGTTAGGCGTACATGTATCTGCTAATATTAATCAGGGCATCTTTGGTTGTCGTAAACCTGCTTCTGGTAATAACTACCTACACTGGTATAACCATTACTATGATGTTACATTAGCTTCAGGAGAAGGTGCTGGATTTAGTGTAGGAGAAAAGGTTACAGGTGTAGTTAGCTCAGGTGACGATACAGGTGTAGCTGCTACAGGAACAGTCATCTCTAAAACTGCAAACGCTCTTGTAATTAACTTTGGCAAGCTACCTGATGCTATATTCGCTACAGGTAATGTTTTAACAGGTGGTACATCTACGGCTACAGGTACAGTACAGGCCACTCCTGTAGTAAAAGGGTGGCAGGCTGTTACTAGTGCAGGTTCCCCCACTATGACTGGCGTATCTAAGGTACGCTTTGAAAGTTTTAACTGGGGTGCAGCTAAGTTTGCTATGGCTGATGGCATTAACCCTGCCGCTACTTGGGATGGTACAACGTATGTTCAACTTAACGGTGGACAAGCGCCCAGCGCACCTAGTTTAGTTGCATCATTTAACAATCACTTATTCTTAGCTGGTGACTCTTCTGAGCCTTACAACTTATACTTTAGTGCTCCTATAAATGAAACTGATTGGACACCTGCAGGTGGCGCAGGGGTTATCAATGTAGGCTTTGAAGTTATACAGCTTAAGACTTTTCGTAATGAGATGTATATCTTTGGGCGTAATAACATTAAGCGCTTAGTAGGTAATAACATTGCTGACTTCGCACTACAAACAGTTACCTCTAACCTTGGTTGTGTTGCCGCTGACAGTGTAGCAGAGTTTAATGGTGAGATACTATTTCTAGCACCTGATGGCATTAGACCCGTTACAGGTACTGACCGTATTGGTGATATTGAGTTGGCTACATTGTCTAAGCCTATTCAGTCTATCTTTGAAGATTATACAGCTAACGAAGACCTTGCTACAATGACTACTGTAGTAATAAAAAAGAAGTCACAGTTTCGTTTATTCTTTACTAACCAAGATTCACTTGGTATCATTGGCGCTATCAGGCGTAGTGGTCAGGGTGGTGCAGGGTTTGAGTTTAGTCAGTTAGTAGGCGTATCAGTAAACTGTGCAGACAGTGGTTACATTGGTGATGAAGAGTTTGTTATACATGGAGATAGTGTCGGGTATGTATTTCGCCAAGAGGTAGGTAATGACTTTGATGGTAGAGACATCTTTAGTTTATTCCAGACACCCTTCTACTATATGGATGATCCTGCATTACGTAAATCATTCTATGATGTAGATACCTACATGCGCTCTGAGGGAGAAGTCTCTGTAGTTATGGCTGTTGAGTATGACTATGGAGATCCTTCAGTAGAATTAAGTTCAGACTACTTCTTATCTACTGCAGGGGCTGCTGCCTTTTATGATAAAGCTACGTTTGACTCTACAGACATATATGATGGTAACCCTTCCCCTGTAGAGAGTACTACTATTGCTGGTTCTGGTAAGTCTATCTCAGTACGTTACGTGGCAAGCAATACAAAACCTAGTCACACTATCCAGGCTATCACACTAACATATGGCCTAAACGACAGGCGCTAAGAGAGGAATAAAACATGTCAGGCTATACACGCCAATCCACTGCAGACATTGTACCTACCGCTGTAGTACGCGCAGCGCCTATCAACGCAGAGTACAACAAACTACGTGATGCTTTTACACAAAGTAACACAGGGACTACAGGACACAAGCATGATGGCTCATCTGATGAGGGTTCCTACGTACCTCTGATCGCTGACCTAGATAAAAAGAATTACTTTACAGTAGATCAGACTAATAATCTTTTTGGTTTATTTGTTGAGGTAGGTGGCTCTGCTGTAGAGCAGTTACGTTTTCAAGACGGTGCTATAGTTCCCGTCACAGATAATGACATTGACCTTGGTACATCCAGCTTAGAGTTTAAAGACCTATACTTAGATGGTACTGCTACTGTTGATACTCTTCAAGTTGATGAGAATGGTACAATCACAGGAAACTTTACGGTTAATGGTAATACTGTATTAGGTAATACCACAAGTGATACTGTAACGTATACAGCTAGATCAGCCTCTGATTTTTTACCTACTACAGATGGTACATATGATCTTGGCTCTACTACTCATGAATGGCAAGACTTACATCTTGATGGTACAGCTACCGTTGATACATTACAAGTAGATGAAAATGGTGTAGTCACAGGTAACTTATCTGTAGGCGGCAACATGAGCACTACAGGTACAAACGCAATAGGCGGTACTTTATCTGTAACAGGTGCAACTACACTAAACAACACATTAGGCGTTACAGGAGCATCCACTTTATCTTCTACCCTAGCAGTTACTGGTACGTCTGTTTTTACAGGTGCTGTTACTGCTAATGGTGGTGTAGTAGGAAACCTTACAGGTAACGTAACTTCTTCTGGCACATCTACATTTGCTGACATTGATATGTCTGGCACTATTGATATGGGCAGCAATAAGATTACGGCTGTAACTGATCCAACATCTGCACAAGATGCTGCAACAAAAGCGTATGTAGATTCTGAAGTTGCAGGTATTATAGACTCAGCACCAGGAGCACTAGATAC